GTACTGTAATTTACTGGAGTACCAGATGCCTGCTGTGCGTAGAGTCCTTGAGTAATGGCTGCAACTAGATCGCGTTCTGTTGTAACTGAGCCAGTAACATTGACATTGACTACTGTGCCGCCGCCACTACCATAAAAAGAATCCGATGGAATCATCTGTGTTGGGAAGGGATTTGTGTTTGAGTAGTTTGGATAAGGTTTTTGAACTCCCGGGTAGAAAGAATCCGACGGGAGCATCTGTGTTGGAAAACCACTACCGCTTATAGGCTTAACCATAGCCAACATAGATAGTTCGTAAGCCATCTTTTGAATAGTTAAAAGCCATGCATTAAAGGGATTTTGGATGTCATTTAGACCAACCATGTCTGTGCGAAGGGTTGCCAACTTCTGAGCATTATCAACCATGCTGTTAGCCAACTTGGCAGCCGCTATTATGTTGCCTTCATTGATCGCAGCTTCTAGTTCGTAGATGTCTTTCTTTAAGGCTACGCGAGCCTTTTCCTCATCCGTTAACTTACTCTGAGCAGCAGCGGCTAATTGGATTCCTTCTTCATCAAAGACTTTTTTACCTTCTGCAAGGACTAGAGCAGCCTTATCTAATACTTCTTGCTTTTTCTTCTCAGCTGCTATCTGCTTCTGAGTCGCAGATAACTTCTTTGCATTAGACAACTGGGTTGCCCCTAGTTTAGTAATCTTTGTTTCAGTGGTGAGTTGCTGTTGTCTAGCCTTATGCTCATTAGGATTGAAGTCAGTTCTAACCTTGCCAGCCTCGCGAAGCATTTCAAGGTATGAGCCAAGAATAGGAATCATGCCAACATTAAAGTCACCCAAAATTGGAATGTCGTTTAACTTGCTTGCTAAAGTTCCTACGCCACGAATAACATCTGCAATGTAAGTTGCTGTGGCCTTCATGTTATTTGCTAGGTCAGCAGCAGATGTGTTTTCACCTAGATTAGTTAAAGCATCAATAAGGCCAGTACCGATAATCTCAGAGGCATTGGCTGCACCTACTGAAAGAATGGCTAGTTGGCCTGAGAAAGTCTGTGTAGCTGCTGAAGCAGAGCCAGCAAATGTATCTGCTAACTGTGTCGTAATTTCTTCAAAGGATTTAGTCTTTAGATCGGCTTTGCTAAGTCCTACACCTAAGCGAGTAAGTGCTGTGTTATTGCCTAAGTATGCGCGACTCAATGCCGTAGTTACAGAATTAACATCTTTACCTGTCGAAGCACTTATGTCCAGTGCAAGGTTTAGAAGTCTTTGACTCTCAGCAGAATTTTGCGTGGCGATCGCTAGTCTCTGATAAGCCGGGCGAAGTAGATCATCAAGGATACCGAACTCAGTTTCAAGACGATTGATGTACTGCTCTGTGCTTGCCGCATCTCGCTCTAGTCCGACATTCTTTAATGCTAAGGCTAACTGTTGCTGTGCCTTCTGATCATCGGCTGCTGCCTTGATAGATGTCTTTGCATAGTTTAGGACTGCCGCAGTACCAAAGGCTACACCAAAGTTTCTAGCTAAATTCTTTACACCTTTACTTAACTTTTCTGTAGAAGTTTCTGCTTGCTTAAAAGCCTTTTTACCTGTGAACTCCGTTGCAATGTCAATGACTACATTTGCCATGATTAACCTCTCACCGTAGCTCGATCATTGAGCCTTCTAGCTGCGCTCTGAATTGCTTCTAATACTGCAACTCTGGCTTTGCCATTATTCTCATCGTAAGCACGATACAAAGCACGACCACGCATCTTGCCATCGCCACGCATTACTGCGCCTGACTTAGCAACTTGATTCTTTACAAAGCGACTTTCTGGAGTCTTGCGACCCATTGTCTCGTAGATTGCTCCAGCGGCTGTTTTGTTAAAGACGCGAGCTAATGATCTGAAACCTCTGCTATTGGGCTTTGATGGTGTTGTCTTATAGCCTACGCCTGACTTGACCACTCTAGGATCATAGGCTGGAAAGTTTGCCTCTGACATCTGTCGAGGTAGCCATCCGCTTAGGACTTGTCCTCGATCTGGCAAGTAACCTTTAGCAGACTTTGTGATTGGCTTTAATGCTGCGCCAATTTCTTTAGGCAGTTTCTTAGCCAAGTCTGGAGTGAACTCTCTTAATGACTTACGGAGATTAACGGCGCCTTTGACTGTTGCTGGCATCTTTAATCTCCTTCGCTTCATCCTTGAGACCTTGTAATAACGCATCTAGCATTACTTTGTCTAACTCTAATAAATGTTGTGGCGCGATCCCTAGCCTTATGCTTAGCCTAGCAATAAGGTAGGTGAACGGGAGATCGCGCTTTAAGCTAAAGGGTCGGAGTCCTCGACACTGACAGATTTCAATGTCTCAATGAACTCAATCCCGAATGGCTTTACAGTCTCACCAGACCTACGAGTAATTTCCCACGCAAGCCAATAAACATCGCTTTGCTTTTCCTCATCGCGGAAAGCCTTATGGAAACCCTTTTTAGCGTACATCTCAAACGAGTACTCCACTGCTGGAGTAATTTCGCCTTCTAATACACTTCCGTCTTGTCGAACGATCTTTAGTCTTGCCATGTTTAGCCCCTTTGTTTAGTTATTTAGAATGTTCCTGTAGTTGCTACTGCAATTGTTGAGTTACATGTGAATGTAATGCTCTGTGTGCCAATGTCCCCAACAGCACCGTTGATGTCTGTTGTGTTATTGACAAGGATTGAAACAGTGTAAAGAGGGTTAGTTGCTCCTACTGCTGTTCCTTTTTCCTGTAGAAATACAGCTGTAACTGTTGTTCCCCATGCAGCTTGTAGTGTTGCCAATACATTTGCTGCTGCTGTGTCGTTTAGGAAGTCGATCGTGACAGTAGAAGCTTCTAGGCCCTTCACCGCACGTCTCGATGAATCTCCCATCGCTGTTACGTCCAGCTCCTCAAATGTACGGTTGATTGTTACTGCTGTGACATGGTCAGAAAGATCAACAGAGTTAATCTTCACGCCGACCTTGTTATTTAGAAATACAGCCATGAGATTATTCCTCGTCTTTCTTAGTAGTTACTGGCTTTGGTGTTGATGGTGCTACCTGCCCGATTTTGATCAGGAAGGCTTCGTTTTCTTTTTCCCACTCGGACATTTTAGCTCCAGCTCGTTAGGATTGATACGGACATCTCGCAGCTGAGTAGGTCACCCGATGCAGCGTTGAGAATACTAGGTGCGCTTATTGCGCTTACATTATAGGTCAAAGATGATGCAGCGAGCTTTGCAAACACGCCACAAACTGCATCTTCTATACCGTTGAGATTTCCTTCATTATTAAATAAAGGCACAGTAATAATAATCTTAAAGTTAGCCATAGGGCTGATTGTGATGTGTTGATTGTTGCTAGGTGTTAGATAAGGATCATCTGGAGACACAATTACAGAGTTAGCCAAAACAGTTGCCGGTGGAAAGGCAAAAGTCTGCCACTTAGTATTATCTACTAATGCTGTGGCTAATGTTGTGCGAAGGGTAGTGACTGCAACTGGCATTATCCCACCATCGAGCGAGGGTCTAGTGCGTGTGCGATCAATCCTCGCACCTTAGCGAGTAGCTGTGCGCTCATTCGATAAGGGCTTGGCTGGAAATCAATGGCATTGCTTCCACTCAAAGTGGCGGTGCGTGCCTGCCAGATTTCAACAGATATCATCAAAGCTGCGTTTTGTACTGCTGTATCTGTAGTCCAGTCTGTGTAAGTAGTAGTAGATACAGTTCCATAAGGAAAAATTGGGTGGTAAGACTGTGCTGAAGAATGAGTAGTTGTCACACTAATTGAGTATTCTCCGACTGCTGTAATTGTCTTAGTGCCGTTATACAAACCACCTGAATTAGCGATTGTTACGCTTTGACCCACATAAAATGTATCGCGTATGTCCTCATTAAAATACAAAGTGCCCGTGCCTACAACATTGCTATGTGCAACGCTAAACCATTTGGGAGCCCATAACATAGGAATAAGGACTGCATCTGCGGCATCTGCTACTTCTTGAAGCGTAGCATCTGGATACAAAGTACCGACTCCGAGAGTACTGCGGAGTTCTGCGACTGTTGTAAGTGCCATTTGCAATCCTTTCTAAAGACTCTGGGGATCAGAGGGCTACTGACCCCCAGAGCGACTTAGTTACCTAGTTATCAGGTTAGGTTAAACCAGTTTGCGCCAGCTGCTAATTTAGTAGCCAATGCTCCCTGACCGAATAGTAGAATATCTACAGTTCCGTCTGAATTAACATTAGTACGAAGCTGCTGACGAGCACCCTCGTACCATGTGTATGCATCTGGGTTAATAACAGCCATTGAATAATCAGCTGTACCTACTCCACCAGAACCCTTCATGTAACGAGATACACGAAGGTCAAGACCTGCAACTGATCCTCGAACGCTAAGAGGTGAAAGCGCACCAGCGTTATTTTGAGGATTTGCCGCGATGTAGATTGGGCGACCATTATCGTTATAGCTCATAATATTTGCCCATTGTTCTGGTGTAACTATGATGTTACGACCAAAGCCAAGTGATGCTGAATAAACTGCTGCTGCGGCACTTGATACATACTTTAGCAATCCATCGGCTGAGTTAGCCTGTGCTGTTGCATTGAGAGTTCCTGCGCCTTGAATAGCTGTAGTTACAAATTCCTCAGTGTCTTTAGCATAAGCATATTCCATCTGGACAAGAAGCTCGTCTAAAAATGCAGGTGTTGAATTTGTTAGCAATTCTAGAGTAGTGATTGCACGACCCTTAAAAGACTTCTTTGTCACTGTGATATATGATGCTTCAAGTTGTGACTCTGTAACTGCACCATTCTCATCGATCTGATCGACTAGAGGCACTTCAGTAATCTTAGGCAACTCAAATGTTTTTCCAAATTCTGGCATTGTGCCACGAGTGATTGAATCAATCATTGGGCGATCTGCGTTAGAAAGGAAGTTAAGTAGCTGTGTGCTTTGTGGTGTTGGAATAAATCCTGCACCTGTTGTCTGATCGTTGTCAGCAGCGCGTAGCCATTGACGAGAGTCATCATCACCAAAAAGATTAGCCTTTAGTGTGTTTTCCAAGTAATTGCGCTTTGTGATTTCGATTCTTGGAGATGTGTAGTACATCGCTGTTACAGTAGGGCGAGCAGCCTCGACAGGTGCTGCCTCTACTGCAGGTGTTGCTTCGACTGCTGAAGTGGTATCTTCCACGGCTGTCTCGCTTTCTGTAGTTGGGTTTTCTTCAGCAGGGGTAACTTCCTCTGCTGCGATCTCTAGCACCTGAGCCGACTTAAAGGCTGGCTCTGTTACGAGAGAAACTTCTTTTAACTTTGCCGCTGTTACGACTGTGTGTCCGTTGCGTGATGGCTTAGATGCAAGGATTTCTGCGCCTATGCTCAGACCTGAAACCAAATTTTCGCTTGCCATGATAAGGGCATCTGTGCCAGCCTGTGAACGGCTTAGCTTAAAGGTTGCATAAATGCCATCTTCTTTTTGTTCAGCTGAGATCATTCGACCAACAGGCTTCTTCATGTCATGTTGTGATAAGAGCTTAATCTTTGTTGGGTCTGCGATCTCAATAGATCCTGCCTCAAAAGTATAAGATCCAAGATTAGTGCTGCCAATTTCATCATTACCAAAGGGCACTATCTTGCCAGTGATTTCGCGCTTTTCTTCGTTGCACTCAATCATTGTGGCTTCAATGTATAAGTTTTCCATTAGCCTTCGCTTCCATTAGGTGTTAGATCTTCCATCTGCATAGCTTGTTCGATTGTAATTAAACCAAGTGAAAGCATCTTTTCTATAACTAGCAATCGCTCCATAGGTTCAACGCGCAAGAATGTAGAATCTAAATCGAACTTTACATAGTGACCAGCAGTAGATATATCATCCATGCTTAAACGCTGCTCAATTGCAGAGATGTATGGCTGGAACGCTAGTGCTACCAATTGTTTTCTTTCATCTATAATGTTTGCGTATGTCATAGATGTGTTGAGGTCTGCTGACAAGTAGTAAGCAGGGATGCCGCACAAGCGACTGATCTCTGTTGCAAGATTCTGGATTGCCTCGTTGTACATCATATCTTTAGGACTAAAGCCAATATTCTGCGCCTCGAGAGTTGAGGTCAAATATGCAGTTGAACGATTCTGACGAGCTGACTTCCATGAAGCCAGTAAACCTTGAACTTCCGCAGGTGGAAGATCTGCTCCTGTATTTTTTAACACTGTAGTAGCCATCGGAGTTTGAGCAGCTACAGCGGCAGCCTTCTGAATGTCAATAGCTGCTTGAATTGTTCTTGCACCTGTTGTAAGTACGCCTTCGTTAAATGCTTGGAATGTAACTAAAGATCCAAGACCAGACATCGGCCGTGGTGATCCATCAACATAATACTGTGTAACAAATGTGTTAGTTACATCAAGATCAAAAGTAATGCGAGTATTGGCAACCCACTCAAAAGATGCAGGGCGATTATCTTCCTGGTAGGTCTCCGTAACTTCTAGAAAAGCCTGACCAAAAAATAATAAGCTGTCCACGAGATAGCTGACAGTTACGAACTGCGGTTGTGACTTAGATAGTTGGTGCACCCATCGTGGAGCTGCAATAGATTCGCCCGTGGACTTCTTTTTATACTCTAGCGGAATAGATCCGACTGTGCAGAGAAGATCGCGGCATCGCTTAATAGCGGGTACAGCCATAGCATCTCGTCTGCCAATTACAGGGAATGTAAAGTTGTAGATTGAGTTAATGCCATCGCCCATAATCTTAGGCGCGAGCTGTGCCTCTAATATTTGAGGCTTACGCGAGAAGATACTCATAGACATAAAGGATACCATTTGTCAAGTAATTAGACAAACAATACCGGCGTGTCTAACTGTAAATCTGAGGCTTAGGCTCTGGAAGCATTAACTTGCTTACAACCATAGCCAAACCAATAGGTGCAGAGATGTCTCCAGCCGACTTGCGTTTGATAATACGCCACGCAGAGTCATTGACTTTAGCTGCACAGTTATTCATTTGCTGGATTAACTCAACCTGACCATTGTGAACTACTCGATGATTGACTAAGCCTTCTAATAAGTCACCACAGGCCTTATAGAACTGTTGGCCTGAAACATCCTCAACCATTACACCGCTTTGACTCAAGCGATCTGCGATTGTCTGTGTCGCGTACTTGTCAAAGCAGACTAGACGAGGCTTATAAATGTCAGCCCATCCTTTAATGCTTGCAGCCATCTTTAATTCGTCAATGGCTACTTGAGAGCTGTAAGTTTCTAAGATCCCGATGCCAATCCGTCCATCTGGCAGAATTTGTCCTGCGACTAGTGAACCGTTGCGCCGAGACGGACTGACATCGAAACCGAATACAGTATAAGCCCCAGCAGTCATTTCTAGTGTGCTATCCGAGGTTTCTTCTAAGATTCCATGAGGCCACGGGCTTGAGAGACTGTCAATCCACTGGCAAAGCGTTTCAGTGCGCGTATTTTCAATCGGTGATGTCGCTATCGCTTCCTCAATGGCATCTTCTGTGATTGTGTAACCTAATGACGGGTTAGCCATAGCCCATGCGTTACGATCTTCTATCTTGCAATATTGTGGCGCAGAATACTCATAGAATCCGAAAGACTTAGGCGGATAATCCATAGCTCGTTCTCTCATGTCATTTAACAC